AGCGTCGGGTCAGCATTCCGTACCGTGACAGCAAGCGCGGTTACATTGACAACGAGAAGAAAATCCAGATCGTTGACGATATCTATAAGATCCGCACCATCACCGATGTAAAGGACTGTTCCGGCAGCACCATCACCCAGGTGTATGCCGAAGCCGAATTTTACGATCTGACCTTTTCCGTCCGTAAGGAAGAAAAGAAGTTCGATGCCGAGACTGCGGACGTGGCTATGGCCTACGCTCTGGAAGGCACCGAGTGGTCGGTTGGCACGGTGAACGTCACCACCAAGCGTACCTGGACGAATACGGAAAAGAATGCACTTTCCATTCTCCGCAACATTGCCAATCTGCACGGTGGTGACCTCGTATTCGACTGCCCGAACCGCCTGGTACATCTGCTGACGGTGAACGGCACGGACAGCGGCGCTCTGTTCGCTTACAAGAAAAACATGAAAAGCATCGAGCGTGTTGTCGATACCCGCTCCCTTGTGACGCGGCTGTATGCTGTGGGTGCTGATGGGCTGACCTTTGCCGACATCAATAACGGCAAACCTTACCTTGAGGATTTCACCTACTGCAAAGAAGTCCGCATTAGCACTCTGGACTGTTCCTCCTTCACCAACCCTTATCAGATGAAGGAGTTTACAGCCATGCGCCTTGCGGAATACTGCAAGCCCACGGTGTCTTATGTGCTGAATGCAATGGACTTGTCCGTTTTGACAGGCTATGAGCATGAAGCCTGGAACCTGGGCGATTATGTCCGTGTAGAGGATAAGGAGTTGGGGCTTTCGGTCACCACACGTATTGTGCGCCGTGAGTACAACCTACAGGAGCCTTGGAACACGGTTCTGGAACTGTCCACTACGCTGAAGAACCTGGGCAGTTCGGTCAGCACCCTTGATGTGATCGCAGACTCCCTGGAAGGCACGAGCATGGTGTCCAACAACGATATCCGTGAACTGGTGCCGTTCAACCATCTCCGTAACTCCCGTGCCGATGACGGTCTTGCTTATTGGGTCAGTTCCGGCTTTGAAGCGGATGGTGAAAACGGTGCTTCCGGCACAGCATCCTTTAAGGCTGTGGGTGTGGAAGGTATGACCTTGAGCCTTGCCCAGACCGTATATCCTTCCAACCGAAGCAGTTATACGCTGTCAGCGCAGATTGCTTCAGACGATTTGGAGAAGCTGGGCAGTGATTCCCAGGTGGGTATCGAGGTGGTCATCGAATACGAGGACGGCAGCATTGAGTCCCGTTTCATCGACCTTTACTGATGGAGGTGCTTTATGGCTTATTTTTCTAAAACTTCGGAGAAGATCACGCCTGAAAGCTACTTCTCCAAAGTGAAATCTATTACGGTGCGTGTGTGCATCACCAACTGCACAGGCACTTTCTATATTACTGACCTCTTGCTGCAGCCTGGTTCTGTAGCCACGGGATGGGTAGGTCATCCCTGCGAGATAAAGTGGGTACTGGATGGCTAAACCCGTATTCATCCGTCTGGCAGAGGTCATAAACAAAAAGCAGGATATGCGTGTCATGAGCGTAACGGTGAAGCCTACCGTCACCAACTGCTCCGGCACGATTTGGTTTACAGACCTCATGCTGCAAGAAGGACCGGCGTTGACGGGCTATGTGCCACATACCGAAAGACGGCTCGTGGAGGGTGATAAGGTATGGTTCAATGGCGTGGTTCGCTCTGCGGAAACGGTCATCATCTGCAATGTCGGTGATACCTCCGGCGGTCTGGACATCCATATCTACCCCAAATCCGATATGGCGGCAGGCTCGGTGCAGCTCGCCCAGGGTGTTGGTGGACAGCGGGTCGTATTTCCAAATGCCCTCGCCGCTGAAGATGACCTTGCCTTACTCGCCTCGGTGCGGGAATGCACCAGGAACGGTATCACCGAGCCGAAAGAGGGCTTTTATCAATACAGTGCCGCTTGGGACTCCAAGCATAAAGTCACCTTGGAGGACGGCAAGTCTGCCAGGGTGCTTTTTGAATTACAGCAGATGACGGATGGAGGTGTGTCGGTATGAGAGATAAGCTGAAAGGAAAACGCATCATGGTGTGGACGTTCATGGGCAATTCCAGAATGTATGAGGCACTCCGTGATTACGGCGACCGCATCGACACCATCGGTCTGTTTTCCTTCAAGGTGGATAAGACCGGCACGATCACCGAGAGCGGTGTTGCCATCAGCAATATGCTGACCTACATCAACAAGTGGCCCCACATTCGTTGGCTGCTCACCGTTGCCAATGACGGTGCAAATAGTATCTTCAAAGCCCTGCGTGATAACACGGACGGCGCACAGGACACTTTCTGCTCCGAACTTGTCCGCATCATGGAAAAGTACCCCTGGTGCAGCGGTGTGGACATCGACCTGGAAAAAGGCGATGACTATTCCACCCATGAGGCATCCACGGCTATGTTCAAGCACATCTATGAAACCGTCAAAGCCTACGATCCCACCAAGGAGATGAATATCTGCCTGCCGGGTATGACTTCGGTCAATGGCTCGGTCGGTGGCGAGAACTGGTGCGTATACGGTGACCTCGACCAGTATTGCGATACTGCTTCCATCATGAGTTACGGTATGGCTTGGTCGGGTTCTGCTCCCGGGCCTGTTTCTCCAAGAAGCTGGCTTGAGGGGATTTATGATTATGCCACTAAAGTAATGAACCCCGACAAGGTGTTCCTTGGTATGCCAGCCTACGGTTGGAACTGGCAGATCTATGACACCCCAGAGAACCTGGGCAAATACTACCGTGGCACTTCTCACACTTATTATGCGGCGAAATACTGGATGCAGGGTGTCTACAACTTTACTGATGATGCCCCTCCACAGCCGTTCATTCCCATCGTTTCTTATTGGGATGATTACGATATGGGACCGTGGGCGCTTCCTCATGTGTATGACTACATGGAAGGCAGAGATGCCACAAGCAAAGAGTATCCGCTGATGGCTGAAATCTACAACCGCAGACGGTATTTGACCGCCTATGCCAAACAGCAAAAGGCGGAGTTCGGTGAAATCCTCATCGACCACAATGCCGAGCCGGACAGTTATTCCGGCGTGGTTTCTGTGTCTGAAACCCTGGTCACCCTGGGTGACGAAGGCTCCGCTACCTATAAGTTCACCATTGATGAGGAAGGCACATACGATGTTGCCATTCGGCTCTGCTATCCGTTCTGGGGAAAGAACAGCATCTACGCATCTCTGGATGGCAGTACCGTCCACTTTTCCGAGGATAGGCTTTGGTGGCCGTATTGGAGAACAACCTTCTGGGCTACCCTTGCCAAGGGGGTGAGCCTTTCTGCCGGAGAGCATACGCTGACCATTTCTGTTGGCGTCAACGGTGTGCAGTTTTATGGTTTCCGTGTCTGCACGGATTTCTCCGAAGAACCCACCGCAGGTGAAGCGGAATACACTCTTGCTCCGAGAAAGTTTAAGGATGTAAACGGTGATATGGTGGGACCCGCCACAGGCTTTAAGCTGACCCTTGAGATGCTGCGCCGAAAGCCGGACTCCGCACTGGTTTGGTACGAGGACTTCCGTGATGAGCAGAAGATCCCCGAAAGCTACTGGACGGTTCTATCCGGCGAGTGGGATGTTTGGCAGGAGGATTTGCCCTACGGTGATACAAGCAGACCGTACTCACAGCTTGAGGGTTATGGTCAGCTTGCGTGGAACTATGACGGCTTTTCCGATATCCACCTTCGGGCGCAGATCATCATCCCAGAGGACGGTGGCGGCAAGTCCGGCATCTTCCTTGGATCGCTGTTCCTGTGCATCAACTACGATACACAGCGATTGGAACTGTACGAAGGGTCAACCCTCAAAGGAAGCTATTCGGCATCCTTTGCAAAGACTCCCAAGGCAGACCTTCGCACCAATCCCAATGTCTATACCATTGAATTGCGGAAACGCGGGAATAAGGTGCGAGTGTATTCCTCAACCTCTTACACGCTCCGCTTTACGGCAACGGTCAGCGGTGGCAGCGGTTATGCCGGAATCCGCTCCGACAGTAAGGTGAACTGCCAACTGCTCCGTCTGGGTGATGCCTGGACATACGAGCCGTATGAGCGGTTTGATGTGGTGATGCCGGACGGTACAGAGACCACCTTCGGCAGGATCGAGCGGTCGGACTGCACCTGGGATGAAGAGTTCCAGGTGTTCACGCTGACCTCCGATGTTGAGGAGTCGTCCACGAGAAGCGAAAGCATCTCCCTGGACTATGAGTTCTACCATTCCCACATCATGCCGCTTGAGTGCGGAAATGACTATACGGCAAAAATCATCCCCAGGGACATCAACATTTGGATCTCCCGCTTGTTCCTTGGGGACTCGGACGGCTTTTCCATTCTGTATTACCAGGACGTGGACAGCCTCATCTATTGGGCGAACCAGGCAGCGTACCGTTGGAAACTACGAGGGATGTGTATGTGGTCCCTTGGACAGGAAGATATGCGGGTATGGGAATGGTTACCCAAGCAAACGGAATAAGGCAACAAGGGCTTCTGCTTTGATGGCAGAGGCCCTTTTGCATACAAAAAAATCATAGGAGGACAAGGCTATGGATCTCACTGCATTGGCGGCAACGATTACCGCTCTGGGCGTTGTGTTCGGAGCAATCTTTGCCGTCCACAAGTGGTTTCTGAAACAGGAAAAGCAGGACAGCGACATCAAGGCCATCAAGGAAGAGCAGACCGTGCTTGTTCACGGTATTCTTGCCTGTCTGATGGGCTTGAAGGAACAAGGCTGCAACGGACCCGTGACGGAAGCCATTAACCAAATCGAGAAGCACATCAACAAACAAGCACACAAATAAGGAGGTTTTTATCATGACTGACATTACTGTAATTCCCGCACTGGCTGCCATCGTTTACACCATCATCGACATTGCCAAGACCGCTATGGGTGGCACGGAGAAGTTCAACCGCTTCATCCCTCTGATCGCCTGCGTTCTGGGCGCTGTCTGCGGTGTGGTGGCCTTCTACTTCGTTCCCGGCACGATGGGTACGGAAAATATCCTCGTTGCCATCGTTCTTGGCGCGGCAAGCGGTCTGTCTGCCACTGGCACCAACCAGGCTGTTAAGCAGCTCACCAAATCTACTACGAAGGAGGTAACGGACAATGAATCTGCATAAGCTGATTTTGACCGAAAACGCCTGTTACAAGGCCGGTAAGAAAATCACGGTTAAAGGCATCATGGTTCATTCCACTGGTGCCAACAACCCCAATCTGAAACGCTATGTTGGCCCCAACGATGGCCTGCTCGGTGAAAACCAGTACGGCAATCACTGGAACACCTATCACCCTGGTGGCAGAGAGGTTTGCGTTCATGCCTTTATCGGCAAGCTGGCTGACGGCACTATCGCCACATACCAAACTTTGCCGTGGAATCACCGTGGATGGCACGCCGGCGGCTCTGCAAACAACACTCATATCGGCTTTGAAATCTGCGAGGACGGTCTTACGGATTACACCTATTTCAAGAAGGTGTACCGTGAGGCCGTTGAACTTTGTGCCTATCTTTGCAAGGAGTACGGTCTGACCGAGCAGAACATCATCTGCCACTCCGAGGGCTACAAGCAGGGTGTAGCATCTAATCACGGTGACGTGATGCACTGGTTCCCAAAGCATGGCAAGAGCATGGATACCTTCCGTGCCGAGGTCAAGGCTCTCTTGGCTACTGGCACAGAAAGCACCGAAGAGGAAACCGTAACACCCACCGTGACCTATCCCGAAAAGCTGACCACGGGTTACTACCGTGTGCGTAAGGATTGGAAGGACAGCAAGTCCCAGGTCGGTGCTTACCGTATCCTCACCAACGCAAAGAATGCTGCGGATAAGAACCCCGGCACCTATGTGTTCACCAATGACGGTGTGGCGATCTACCCCACTGAGAGTGAAGCTACCGCCGAGGACACCTACCGCATTCACACCGTAGTCAAGGGTGACACCCTCTGGGATATTGCCGCCCTGTACCTTGGTAAGGGTAGCCGATACCCGGAAATCAAGACGCTGAACGGACTGACCTCCAATGTCATCTACAGCGGTTGGAAACTGAAGATCCCTAACTAACCACGAAGCCCATCGAGCCATAACGGTTCGGTGGGCTTTATTTTTTTTGCTTCTTTATAAAAAAAGTGGCGATGAGTTCGTCAAAACGCATTCGTTTTCCTCGGTTGCCAGGTGAGGAAGGCTCCTCAGAACGGAGGAAATCACTATGACAAACGAAGAAAAGACCATGATTTTGACTTTGCGGAAGCAGAATTTGACCTATGCCGCCATTGCTGAAAAGGTCGGTATTCCGACAAACACGGTCAAGACTTTCTGTAATAGAAATGCGGAAAAGCTGAAACATCTTGATGATGGTGTCTACTGCAAAAACTGCGGTGCAAAAATCGTGAAGACATCCAAGGCAAGACCGCGTCTGTTCTGCTGCGACAAGTGCAAGCAGACCTGGTGGAATAAGCACCGCGCAGAACGAGTCAGCGCCAAAATGATACCGCACATCTGCTCCACGTGCGGAAAACCGTTTATGGATTATGGCGGCGCAAACCGCAAGTACTGCTCCCAGGCTTGTTATAGGGAAAGAGGTGGCGCAGATGGAGAATAAGACCTTTGATGCGGTTTTGGGCTATAAGTCAGCTATGGCGCAGGCTCGTGTGATGCTTCAAAAGGGGCTTCTGACCACCGCAGAAATCAGCATAATAGAAACAAAAATGTGCGAGATGTTTGGTATCAATTTTGACAGTTTATATCGCGATATTGACTGGATAAAGACACCTTTTAGAGGTAATATGGTGACTGAAAAGGAGGTGTTATAATGCC